GAACTGGTGAATTTGGTGGATCATTTGAGGGAGGACAAGGTAATGATATTCCTTATGTTGGAGCTACTTTATTCAATAATATAGACATTACAACTCAAGGATTAGTTGAATCTGATTATAATATAGCTCTTAATTTATTATCAAATCCAGATGAATATGATTTTGAATTATTAATTACTCCTGGATTGATTAAACAACTTCATTCAAATGCAGTTTCAGGATTTGTATCATTAGCTGAATTTAGAGGAGATTGTTTCTACATACTTGATTTAGTTAGATATGGCGCTACAATTGGTACTCCATTAAATCAAGCAGCTGGTATGAATACTAACTACGCTGGTGCTTATTGGCCTTGGGTTCAAGTAGTATCTCAAGAAACAGGCAAATTAGCTTGGGTACCTGCTTCTACTATTATGGCTGGCGTTTATGCATTTAACGATAATGTAGCTGCAGAATGGTTTGCTCCAGCAGGTTTAAATCGTGGTGGATTAGGTGGTGTAATTCAAGCTGAAAGAAAATTAGCCCCAGCTAATCGTGATGATTTATATGCTGGTAATGTTAATCCAATCGCTACTTTCCCTAATGTTGGTGTAACAGCATTTGGTCAGAAAACATTACAGAAAAAAGCTAGTGCTTTAGATCGTATTAATGTTCGTCGTTTATTAATTGCTCTTAAACGTTATATAGGTAATGTAGGTAAAACATTAATATTTGAACAAAACTCAACTATAACAAGAAATAGATTCTTATCTCAAGTTACTCCATACTTAGAAAGTGTTCAACAAAGACAAGGTTTATACGCCTTCAAAGTAGTAATGGATGAAACTAATAACACACCAGATGTGATTGATAGAAATCAGTTAGTAGGACAAATTTATTTACAACCAACTCGTACAGCTGAATTTATCCTTTTAGATTTCAATATCTTACCAACTGGAGTATCTTTTGGACAATAATTTTTTATTTATTAATATTTATAATAAACAAATAACATGGCAGTATTAGACCCTACAGAAATAATGTTCACATCATTTGAACCTAAAGTTCAAAATCGCTTTGTGATGTACATTGATGGTATCCCTACCTATATCGTTAAAAAAGCATCTTCTCCATCATTTAATGCTGGTGAAATTATATTAGATCATATTAACGTTTACCGTAAAGTGAAAGGTAAAGTTAGGTGGAATGATATGACGTTAGAATTATATGATCCTGTAACTCCAAGTGGAGCTCAAGCAGTAATGGAGTGGGCACGTTTAGCTCACGAATCAGTAACAGGTAGAGATGGTTATTCTGATTTCTATAAAAAAGATTGTCGCTTAAATATTTTAGGTCCTGTAGGTGATGTAGTTGGTGAGTGGATCATTAAAGGAGCTTATGTAAAAGAAGCTAACTTTGGTGAATACGATTGGGCTAATGAAGCTTATATTAGCATAAGTATGACACTCGCTATGGATTATTGTATCTTGAACTATTAAGAAACCTATGAAATCCATAAAATTAAGTCGTCCTTTTGGACGACTTTTTTTATTTTTATATATTTATATATATAAAACAAAATTATAAAACGTTATGGAGCAAAAATTTAAGTATCCAACAGAACAAATTCAATTACCTTCAAAAGGTTTACTTTATCCAGAATCTTCTCCCTTATCAAAAGGTGTTATTGAAATGAAGTATATGACCGCTAAAGAAGAAGATATTTTATCTAATGTTAACTATATCAGACAAGGTATAGCTATTGATAAGTTATTACAATCAATGATTATAACACCGATTGATTATAATGAATTACTGAATGGAGATAAAAATGCTATATTGATAGCAGCTCGTATTTTAGGTTATGGTAAAGATTATGATTTTTCCTATAATGATCCAGAAACAGGAATTCAAGAAAAAGCAACAGCTGACTTATCATTAATTGAACCTCTTCCAATAGATGAAACTTTATTTGTTCGTGGAAAAAATGAATTTTCATTTCAATTACCTTTTTCTCAAGTATCAATAACTTTTAAACTATTAAATCATGGTGATGAAAATAAAATTGATAAAGAAATTGAGGGACTAAAAAAATTAAATGCTCAATCTGTAACTACTGTTACAACTCGATTAAAACATATGATTCTATCTGTTAATGGAGATAGAGATGTAGCTGTTGTAAGAGAATTTGTTGATAATATGTTAGCTAGAGATGTAAAAGCCTTAAGAGAATATGTCAATAAAATATCTCCAGATCTTGACTTAAAAATCAATGCTGTTAAAGCAAGCGGCGGTGTAGTGGAGGGCATCGAATTACCAATAGGTGTTGGCTTTTTTTGGCCTGACGCCTGAGTATAAAAAGATAGTTTTAGAAGAAGTATTCGCGTTATGTTTCCATAGTCAAGGTGGTTTTAGCCATGATGAGGTATATGATATGCCTATAAGATATAGACATTTTTATTTACATAAATTGACTGAAACTCTTCAGAAACAAAAAGATGAAATAGATAAAAACTTAGGAAATTCTGGTATGATAGAAGATGGAAAATCATTAAAACCATCTAATATAAAAAATCCTCCACCAATTCCTGATTTTGCATTTACTGCTAAAGCGCCTAAAAAATAGGCGCTTAAATATTTATACACGCAATAAATTAGTGTAAATGGCAGATCCACAACAAACTCCTCAACAGATACAACAGTCAACTCAAGCTCAACAAGAGTTTAATGCGGAATTACAAGTAACGAATGATACTCTTATATCAATATCTAAAAGTTTAGATGCGCAATTAAAACTTCAACAAAAAATTGGAAAAGAAGTTGAACAAACTGCTCAAGAATATTGGAAAGATATATCTAAAACTCTTAAACAATCTGCTAAAGATATTTATACAATATCTGAAAATCAAGAACAAATATCTCGTGGTGCTTTAAGATCTAAAACAGTACAAGATCAAATTAATAAATCATTACGAGAACAAAATAAAGCTAGATTAGCTTTTTCAATGTTAGAACAAGATATAGCTAATTTAAATGAAGAAGAAAGAAGAGCAGCAGAAAGAGAAAGAGATGATGCTTTAGCTGCTACTGAAAAACAAATAGCCTTATTACGAAAACAATTAGGTGAAACTCAAAAGATTGAAAAAACAGCAGGTTTAATAGCTAAATCATTTGAAGGATTAAATAAAATTCCTTTTCTCAATAAAATGCTTGAATTTGAGAAAATTACCGAAAGAATATATGCCACATCAGCTAAAACAGGAAGTTCTTTTAAAGCATTAGGTGCTGGATTAAAAGAAACCTACACTCAATTAGGTAAAAAATTAAAAGATCCTTTAGTTTTACTTACAGCTCAACTTTTTTTACTTAAAAAAATATTTAACCTTCAGTTAGATGTAAATCAACAAATAACAGAACAAGGAAGGCAATTAGGTATAAATTATCAGCAATCTCAGAAGTTATATGATAGCGCTGTTGCTTACTCTTTAGCTCAAAATGATGGTTATACTACTCAAGTTAAAATAGCAGAAGGTAGAAAACTCTTAAATGATGCTTTAGAAACAGCTGTATCTTTTTCAAATCAAGAAAGTATTGAAGCTAAAAAATTATCTGACTTTTATGGAGTAGGAGCTGAACAACTTAAACAAATGGCTATTAACAGTGCCAGAAATAATAAAACTATTGTTCAGACAAAACAAGAAATTTTAAAGACTGCTGTTATTCAAAAAGCACAATATGGTGGTACATTATCTTATCAAAAGGTAATGCAAAAAGTAAATTCAGTTAGTGGAGAAATATTAACTAAATTTAAAGGTAATGTTCCTGCTTTAGTAGCCGCTGTTCAACAAGCTGATAGATTAGGATTAACATTAGAACAAGTAGATAAAATAGGTGAATCTTTATTAAACTTTGAACAATCTATTGATGCTGAACTTAAAGCTGAATTATTAACAGGTAAAGAAATTAATTTAGAAAGAGCAAGAGCTGCTGCTTTATCTGGAGATCAGGTTAAGTTAATGAATGAAATAGTTTCTCAAGTAGGTAATATTCATAAGTTTGAAAGAATGAATGTTATCCAACGAAAAGCATACGCTGAAGCTTTTGGTATGACAGCCTCAGAAATGGGTGATATGCTTCGTAAGAGAGAATTTGAAGCTAAGTATGGTAAAATAGAACAAGCAAACGCTCAAGCAATACTTGATAAAGCTAAAGCTAGAGGTGCTACAATAGATGATACTTTAAAGAAAGAACTTGAGCAAATGTCTCTACAAGAGAAAATGAAAAATGTATTTTCAAAACTTGAAGCTATTCTAATAAGAATAACAAAAGGTCCTATGGGTTTCTTTTTAAAGATGTTAGAAAAAAGTTTAGGATTCGTTGAGGAAATTATTAAAAAATTCAGTTCAATAACTGGAGGTAAATTAGGTAGTGCTTTAGGAGCTGTTTTAATGGGAGCTCCATTATTAATAGGAGCGGTTAGAATGTTTATGGGAACTGCTAAAGCAATGTTACTTGGTCGTTTAGGATCAACTCGTTTTAATGCTATGTGGACAAGAGATGCTATGGGAGCTGGTGGAGCAGGTGGAGGACTTTTAGATTCATTAAATCCATTTGGAGGAGGAGGAAAAGGAGGAAAATTTGGTAGACAAAGAGGATTAGTAGGAAGATTTGGCGCTAAAGGAGCTAGAAATTTATTAAGAGGAGCTAAAGGATTTGGTATAGGAACTGCTATTGGTATTGGATCTGATTTAATAGCGGATCAAATGGATGAAGGACAAGGTAAAGATGTAGTATCAGGTATAGGAACAACTGCCAGTTGGGCAGGTACAGGTGCTATGATTGGATCTGTTATTCCTGGTATTGGTACAGGAATTGGTGCTATAGTAGGAGGTATTGCTGGAGGTATTAAAGCTTTAATTGATGCTGAATCCAATGCTCGCGAAAGAGAAGAAAAAAGTAGAGAAAAACAAGAAGCAGATAAAAAAACAAATGAAGAATTAATGAGACAATTCCTTGATAGACCTATAAAAATAAATGTTGGTGGTAAAGAAATAATAGATTTTAATACAGCAGCAAGTCAATATGGAACTCAACAAAGTTCTTTTAATTAAAAATAAATAATTAACATATTTATATTAAACACTAAACATATAAAATATGCCGCAAGTACTTGATCAATTAACCGACCCTAGAGGAACATTAAGTTTAAATGGTAATCCTGGTCCTACTTTTGAAAATGAAGGACAACGTAATACTTCTGATATTCAAGGATTATCATCAAACAATCAACTACAAGCATCACAAGACTTGTTAACAGGTAGAAGATATGGTATAGGAAGGTTTACAACTTTCCAACCAGCATCTCAACCTCCTGTTTCTATACCTGATGCTTTTGTAGCTCAACCATACTATCCAGTTTTAGGTGGACCATATAAAATCAAAGGTCCAGCTACAGGAAGATATTAATAAATAAAATAAATGCCTTTTTTAAGTTTAAATAATAATTGGTCTAATCTAGCTCAATATTATAATAAACCATTCAATAGTAAACCTCAAGTACCTAGTGCTAAATACACAGATTTTGATGATGGATTAATACGAGGAGGATTAACAAATGTTGGTTTAGCATCAGCTAGAGATACCGCTCGTATAGGCAAGTTTTTTGCTTCTGGAAAAGGTCTTTTATTTTTAGCTAGGCAAGTTGGATTACAATTATCTAATTCTCAATTAGAAACAGAAGGGCTTCCACAATCCCCTTTACCTACAGCAGGACAAGGATTTTTAAATAATGTAGGTAATGCTATTACTAATTTTATTGAAAGTAAATCTCCTAATAGACTTTATAATTTAGGTATTAATACATTAACACAAATTCCTTTAACTGCTTTAGGAGGACATATCGTAAGACATGGCCTGTTACCTATACCTTCAGGAGCTTCTAGTTTTTTTGGACTTTTAGAAGGATATAATTATGAAAAAATAGCCATTGCTAATAACAATGCTAGTATACAACCATTATCATCTACTTCTACTACATCAGGAGATGATGAAGTTATAGTTAATCCAACTCTTTCTTTTAAAAATGCTCCAAATAGACTATTACAACATTTTAAAAATGTTGTTAAATACGGATCAAATAAAAAAACAAAAGGAGTACCTGTTACTTTAATTGATTATAGTGGAGGACCAGGAAGTGCTTATGGAATTATAGGAAGAACTACTATAACAACAAATCCAAAGTATCATACAGATTCAATGGCTTTAAATGATGAAACTCAAAAATTATTATTTAATGGATTTAAAGGAGCATATACGCATGGATATAGATCCCTTAGTTATAGATCTTTAGATGTATTATCAAGCCAATACTCAGTTTTAAATAAAGCAGAAAAATATAATCCTATAAATTTTGTTATTAATCCTAAAGAAAATATTGAAAATAGAGTAGGTGTATCTAGTTTAGGATATAAATTAGAACCTACTGTAGGATCTTCTGGAGAAAGTATTAGTAGATCTGTAGATTCTATTAATACTATATCTATAGTTAATTGGACTGATTTTAGAAAACTTAGTGATGCTAATACTCCAAATAATGCTGTTGATCGTAGATATTTTACATATACTAAAGGAACTGAGGATAGAGTTACAAAAGGATATTTTGGTAGAGATATAATTAAACTTAGATTAGAATTTTTAAATAATGATACTAATATACCTGAAGTTTTAGCTTTTAGAGCGTATATAGATGATTTTCAAGACGGAATGCAAGCTAAATGGAACCCATATCGTTATATGGGAAGAGGTGAAGATTTTTATGTATATGATGGATATACAAGAGACATAAGTCTTTCTTTTACTATGTATGCTCATTCTC